AAATAGATAAAATAGATAAAATAGATAAAATGTGTAAAACATCTGAAGGTGGCACTCCCAAACAAGATCAGTTTTACCGAGAGGACTATTTTAAATGTCCGGTCTATTTTTTTGATAAACCAGAATGGATTAAAGATTTAAATAAAGCTTCAGATAAATATATTAGATGGGCTAAGAAGAACAATGCTAAAAACATTCAGGAACGTAATAAAAAAATGGGTGATAAAGGAGATCATGGAATGGTCCATCATTCTCAAAGCTTGATTGGAAACCCTAAATTTAAAGTTTTTCAAGATTATATTGGAGCCAGTGCTTATAATTTATTAAGAGGACAAGGGTTTAATCTGTCCAATTATCAAATTTTTATTACTGAGTTATGGGTCCAAGAATTTGCCCAAGATGGAGGAGGTCATCATTCCCTGCATACGCACTGGAATGGCCATATTTCAGGCTTCTATTTTTTAAAAGCCAGTGAAAAAACTTCCAAACCTATTTTTCATGATCCTCGCCCAGGGCGTCTGCTAAATTTACTGCCTGAAAAAGACCTCACTAAGATTACTGATGCTGCGTCTCAAGTTTTTTATACCGTTAAACCCGGTCGCTTCATATTTTTTAATTCATTTATGCCACATATGTATGCTGTTGATGATGGTTATGAACCTTTTCGTTTCCTTCATTTTAATATTCAAGCGTTTCCCAAAGAGATAGTAGGATTTAATCATGATAAAAAAAAATAAAATAATTCATCTGCCCAAACTTCATAATGTGATGGGAGCTTCTCGTCAGGCGTATGTTAAAGCGATGCTAAAGCACCCTCGTCCAAAACATCCTACTGATTTTGTGGAAACTTTAATTGAGGAAAGAAAAAAACAGCTGATGAAAGAGAAAAAACATGAAAAGTGAATACAAGAAAAACAAATATAAAATTTTAAGAAAGGCTATTACGCCTGAAATCGCTAAATTTTGTTATAGCTATTTTCTCAATAAGCGACGGGTTAGCAATTACTTATTTGCCAAGAAATGGCTTTCCCCTTTTGCTACGGAGTGGGGTATATGGAATGATGGGATGATCCCTGGAACCTATACTCATTATGCAGATTTGGTGATGGAGACTTTGCTCATGGGGCTTCGTCCAAAAATGGAAAAAGAAAGTGGTTATAAACTGAATGAGACTTATTCTTACGCACGACTTTATAAGCGAGGAGATATTCTTCATCGTCATAAGGATCGTTATTCATGTGAAGTATCTACCACTTTAAATTTAGGAGGAGATCCCTGGCCTATTTATCTCGAACCTTCGGGCAAGAAAGGTAGGGCTGGAATTAAAGTGGATCTCGCACCTGGTGATATGCTTATGTATGCCGGTTGTGATCTTGAACATTGGCGAGATCCTTTTGCTGGAGAGCGTTGTGCTCAAGTTTTCTTGCATTATAATGATGCTACAAAGAAAACAGCTAAAGCCAATAAATACGACAGACGTCCGATGCTAGGATTACCCGGAGGTTTTAAAGGTGCCCCTCCATTGACACCTAAAGAGAAAAGAGATATATAAGACACTGGTGTGGGGGATCTTTCCACCACAAAGGTCTTCTACGCCTCTTCATAATCTGTTGATATCCCCTCTGATCTAGTATAATTATATTCTAAACGGAATTTTCTATGCTACAAAAAATAGGCTTTATGCCTGGGTTTAATAAACAGGTCACTCCTACTACTGCTGAAGGACAATGGATTGCTGGCGACAATGTTCGTTTTAGATATTCCACTCCTGAAAAAATAGGAGGGTGGGCTGAACTCGGAGAAAGTTATTTAACCGGTCCTGTACGAGCGATCCATCATTTTGTGGATAATGTGGGCATCAAGTATGCTGCCCTAGGAACGAATCGAATTCTATATGTTTATTCAGGGGGAATCTTTTATGATATTCACCCTATTAAATCGACAACTACTTTAACCAATGCTTTTTCAACGGTGGGAACGAGTCCAGGTCCGGCTACCGCTGCTGTCACCCTTACTTTTCCCACTCCTCATGGAATTAATGTAGAAGATATTATTCTTTTAGATGGATTTACTACCATCACGGGTTCTAATTATGTAGCCGCTGATTTTGATGATAAAAAATTTATGGTTACTTCGGTGCCCACCACGACTACTTTAACCATTACCATGCCGTCCGTTGAAACCGGAGCGGGTGCCACGACTTCAGGAGGCATTCGGGTTCAGGCATACTATACGGTCGGTCCAGCTCAACAGCTGGCAGCTTATGGCTGGGGAATAGGACAGTACAGTGGAACGGTTGCCGGTGAAGTTGATACAACTTTAAATGGAGGATTAGATCCAGATACAGCAGGAACCGGAGGAGCTGGAACTTCAGTAACTTTAACTTCCACCACAGGATTTCCCACGTCTGGAACTGTTTTGGTCGATGCCGAATTGATTACCTATACCGGAATAAGCGGGGATGATCTAACAGGCATTGTCAGAGGAGCTTCAGGAACAGCTACTCCAGGAACTTCAAATGGTCAGGCGCACACTACCGGGGCAACCGTTTATGATGCTAACGATTATGTAGGCTGGGGCGAAGCCGCTTCAGGTGACTATGTGATTGAACCGGGAATGTGGTCTTTAGATAATTATGGAACTAAATTGATTGCTTTGATTGTAGGAGGATCGTGCTTTGAATGGGATTCTTCTCTAGCAGCAGCGACGTCTACTCGGGCGACAATTATTTCAGGAGCGCCAACAGCATCCAGAGATATGTTAGTTTCAACTCCCGATCGGCACTTAGTGTTCTTCGGAACGGAAACCACGATTGGAGATACCACAACTCAAGATGATATGTTTATACGATTTTCTACTCAGGAAGATATTACTGATTACACCCCCACGGCAATCAATACCGCAGGTTCACAAAGACTCGCGGATGGCTCTAAAATTATGGGAGCTCTCAGAGGTCGTGATGCGATTTATATCTGGACCGACACCGCCATGTTTACCATGCGTTTTGTGGGTTCGCCCTTTACCTTTGCTTACGAGCAGGTGGGAACCAACTGTGGACTCATCGGCAAGAATGCAGCAGTTGAAGTGGATGGCGCTGGTTACTGGATGTCTGAGAATGGCTTCTTTAGATACACCGGTCAACTCGAATCAATGGACTGTTTAGTCGAGGACTTTGTTTATGATGATATTAACACCAACTCCAATCAACTTATTAATGCAGGCTTGAACAATCTTTTTGGAGAAGTGATATGGTTTTACTGTACCGACGGCTCGAACGTAGTGGATGCGATGGTCTCTTATAACTATATTGATTCATCTGCTCAACGAGGCATCTGGACTACAGGAAGTTTAAATCGAACAGCCTGGGCAGATTCAGCTGTCTTTGGCAAGCCCCATGCAACCTATTATGATGAGGGAACGGATACCTCATTTGATGTCGTAGGGAACACCGATGGTATCAGTACTTATTATGAACAGGAAACGGGAAACAATCAGATCTTACGAGGAGTGAGTACCGCCATTACTTCTAATATTGAATCCGGAGATTTTGATATTACCCAGGATAAAAACAAGGGTATTACTTTTAGAGGAGATGGAGAATACTTCATGTCAATTCGGAGATTCATCCCTGACTTTTTAACCCAAACAGGCACAACCCGAGTGACTTTATATTTAAGAGACTATCCGAACGCAGCTCAGGTGAGCTCAACGTTAGGACCTTTTGATATTACCTCGAGTACTACGAAACAGGATACTAGAGCGCGAGCTCGATCGGTGGCTTTGAAAGTTGAAAATACGGCTGTCGATGAGACTTGGAAGTTGGGAACATTTAGGTTAGACATACAAGAGAGTGGAAGGCGATAATGGGATTAATTACAAAAGGAATGGGTGCCGTCCTTAAGCACATTAAAAAACCTGGACATGCTTTTACGAGAGCTGGGGATAAATGGTATAAAAAAACTAAAAAGCTTCAGGCTTCTAAAAAGAAGTTTGATAGGATTAGAGGCAATCTGAGAATTACTGCTCCTATGGCTGTTGGAGCTACTGCGGGTGCGGTACTCGGAGTAAAAGATGCTAAGGAAGCAATAAGAAAACGAGGAGTTTATGGAGTTGAAAGAAAAGATGTTGGACCCAAGAGTCTTATTGCAGATATAAAAGCAGCGGGGAAAAAAATTAAGAAAAAGTTTAAGAAAAAATAATGCCATTTCAATCAGAAAAACAAAGACGATATTTATGGGCCAACGAGCCAGAGATTGCTCGTGACTGGACCGATACCTA